TGTTATACTTAAGACCAATCTTATTAATATAATCTTCGTACTTCATCTTTTTCCTCATTATACTGAGATTGTGATTGTACCATTTGCCAAATCAATAACAAAGGTACCATTAGGGTTTTGCAACTTACCTGCTTGAATTGTACCAAGGTCCGCCTTGATTGCCGACAGCGTTGTAGCTTTTAATGCAGTACCCTCAATAGTACCTGCGACTAACAAATTACCATCAATAAACTTCGCTTGTTCAATCCATGCAGTATTGGTTTCGTTTCTAACGTAGCCTGTAGCACCACCTACAGTATTGGATACAATCAAACGGTCACCTGCCACAATAGTCAAGTTATTTGTTGCAGTGCTAAAATAAGAACTAATAGTAGATTCAGATAAGCCCGTTACACCACTACTAGTGCCTGTTGCATAACGCCACCAACCTGCACCGCGAGGTCCAGTAGCCCCGTTAGTACCGTTAATACCGTTAGTACCGTTAATGCCATTAGTACCATTAATACCATTGCTAACAAAGAGAGTAGGTGCTCTCCAAGTTAAACTACTATCAATAGCGGTGGGTCCAGAACCAGTTGCCAACGCAGTAGTAATATACAAAGGATCACTACCTGAAGGTGGATAAGCAAACCAGTTTGTAGGAGTAGTTAAAGTGTTAGTTCCAAAGTTATAAGAGCCACCTGTAGGTGCAGTTGTTAGTGCAGTAGCAGACCGTCTAAAGATTTGAGCTAAGTAAGTAGATTTACCATCGTCTCCATCAAAGTAGTCCGTACCTTTTACAGGTGTGTAGCCATTATCACCATTACGCATAATCTCTACAGGGGTAGACCAAACTTCTGGTGAAGTTACAGAATCAGTTCCCTGATCACCTGTCACACTGAACAAATATTGCATAGCATACAAGGGATCAGTGCCGCTAGGGACAGTAATCGACCAACCATTTGGGGGTGTAAGCAAGTTAGCACCAAATTCAAAGCTACCTCCACTAATACCACCTGTTAAAGCAGTTGAAGAACGCTTATAGACTGTAGCAAGGAAAGTAGATTTACCTTGAATACCATCATCACCAATTCGGAAAGCTTGTTGAGGAGTAGACCAAGTTATACTAAGATCTTCACCTGTAGTACCAACAATAGATGCAACACCAACTGATACATAAACTGGGTCTGTCCCTGTAGGAATACTTGCAGACCAACCTGTTGGAGGTGTAGTAGTAGTTGTAGTAAAACTAAATTTACCGCCAGTCGGTGCTGTAGTTAGCGCAGTTGCAGAACGTTTATAAATCTGAAGTTGAGCAACACTTGTTGCTGCCGCTCCATTTAAACCGTCATTATAATCAACACCTTTAACTGGAGTATACCCATTACTTCCTACAAATTTCACCCAAGTCTGACCACTTACAGGTAGACTAGGTTGAGTTTCAGATTCGTAGAAAGTTACATAGGCTTGTCCATTATAAGTAAAGCTTTGGTTAGTACCTGTAGCATCAGGCGAGTAAATTGTCCAAACAGATTGACCATTATTACCGTCTTTACCGTTTTTGCCTACAAATTTAACCCAAGTACCCGATACATCTTGAACAGCAGGCGGGGAGTTTTCCCATTCATAATACAAAACATATTCTTGATTATTATACGTAAGGGTTTTATTTGTTCCAATAGCATCATCTGCATAAACAACAAGAACACCTGCTGAAACGCCATCTTTTCCAGGATTACCGTCTACACCGTTAGTTCCAGGCTGACCTGGCGCACCATCATCTCCAACAAATTGCTTGAACTCAATCAAAGTTCTAATAGGCAATGTCGGCAAATTACCACCAGAATAAGTATAATATGCTACAAACTTATTTGTTCCAACTTCATAAGATTGTGTATTTGTAGTAGAGTCTGAACTATCCGCATAAATAACAGCAACCTTATCTACTGTGATACGCTGAAGTGTAATACCTGTTGCAACAGTCCTGTTTGAAAGTGTTCCTGCAGGTGTCCTTGATCGAACAGAGAAATCATATACACCTGTATTTAGTCCAAAGACATCAAAGGTTGTGTTTCGAGTAATCCCTAGAGTATGCCAAGTATTACCCTGATCAGGAGAGGCTTCAATCAAGTATTCTTTAACAGAGGAGTCGTCAGCAGAATTCCAAGTAAGCTGTCCTGACCTAGTTCCAAGTAAGCTACCCCCATCTATTTCAAAAACAACATTAGTTGGAGGGTTAATTGAGAAATCAAAAGTAGGTTTAGTTGCATAAGGAATATTATAACCAACACTCCAAGCTAGCATACGATAATCAAAAGAGTAACATTCAAGTTTAACCGTAAAGTCAGAATTAACTTGAACAGAAGAAACTCTAAACAACTCGTTGTTAATAGCCATCTGAGGCAGATTTACTTTAATAAAATCTCCTGGTTCTACTTTTAAAGCTTTTGTAGTAGCTGTAAAACTTAAAGTAAAACGAGTACGAGATTGACGAACAATTTGTTCTGCCTTTGCAAGAGCATGATAAGGGTCAGTAACTCCATCTAAAGACATATCAGTGTTATAAGGTTGTTGGTTATCTTCTTCTAGATACAAATTATGAGTTGCAGAGAATTTAGTAGGCCAGCTTACAGAGTCCTCTTTAAAATCTTCGTGTTCATTAGAGAACCGAACTGTCGCTTGATTGTAGCGATCTGCTGCAGAAGGCCAAGCAAGCCCTACATCATCGCGAACAATATCGTCTTCAGTAAAGTACATTGATACAGGAACCAAGGCGTCTTGTTCAGTTGAATTTTGTGGGTATTCAAGCATAAGCTTGTATTTACCACTAGAAGACCAAACAAGTTCGGCCAGACCCATTGTGTTTAGAATACGTTCTACGTTATCTCTAATTTTATCTTCGGTATCAAGGGTAATATTGCACTCATAAAGGGGAATATCTCTGGAGGTAGCTGTGCCGTTAACCTTACCGCCAATAGCCTTGTCATTTGCAACGGTGGTATCACATACTTGAGCCGCATGATAAAATGATTCTAAATCAACTTCATTAACACTTAAACCACGACCAAAATCTTTATTCATAAGGTAATCAAGCAAACAGTATGCAGGGTTATTTGAATAAACGTAGTTAGTGTCAAGAGTATAGGTTGATCCTGATTTCGTAATTTTTCTAACTTTACGACCTTTTACAAGGAATTTAAGGTAAGGAATTCCATTGTAGTTGTAGTCGTCTCTATTTAGTTGAAAAATAGCAGTTACGTTTGCAGTTCCGCTAAAAAGATTTGAATCAGGAATACCAGATGTAGGATCTGCAACACCACCATTATTATAAATGTTAAACCTATGACTAAATTTAGCTTCACTGTCATTATAGCTAGTATCATTAACAACAATATGCTGAACACCCTCGATACCATCATGGCAAAGGGCATACTGCATGACTAGAATTTCGTTCTTAGAGCCATTATAAGAAGTACCTAAACCACTGCTTAAGCTTACGCTTGCTAAAGAAGTATTTGTGCTAAAACCATCTCTTACAAGATGTTTAGTTTCAATACCACCTATTGCTTGTTTACCATAAACCACAGGAACATGCGCAGCTTCACCGCGCACAGTAATTTCAAAGCCTTTGCGTTTATCCGCTTCGGCCTTCATCTTCGCTTCTTGTTTCTTCTGTTGACTGTACTGATAAGCAGTCGAGAAGATAAACATTGCAATTTGAAGTTCAATACCCATTAGATTTTACCCCACTTAAGGCTGACTTCGTTATCCGTATAAATCTCGTCAAAGGAAGTATCGTTAATGTTTCTTTGGTCCATACCGTCTTTAGATGTAATAAATGTGTTCACCATATCTAGATCAGACATTGGTGAAGTACCTTCGATAACAGCTAGCTTGGTTTCCCAGTCATTATTAATTGCAGGGCTGTCCACATAGCCTTTATACACATCGAGTATATGACTGTTTACAAGAGGGTTATCATTTGCATCTAAAAGGCCAACCATAACTTTGATATCTTTTCCTGTCACATTGTAACGGAATTCAGCTGCCATTTGATCAATTAAGTCAGCAATAACAATTCGATAAGCTTCCCTATCAACAACTGTTGAGAACTTTGGGGAATCAAATTCAAATAGGCCACCCCCTGCAGTATACACTTTATTATTGTGAGTAATGTCGTGCTTATAGCTAGTAAAGCGATAGGTTTGGCTAAAGTAAAGTTCAATCAGAAAGAAGAATCGAATGTCTCCACTGTCGATAACTGCTTGTACTTCGGGTGTAAATATTCTCATTACAGTGCCTCTACAAGATTAATAGTTCCAGCGTTAGACAAAACACCGTCTGTAAAAGTAATTCCCTGAGCGTTGTCAATGTCACGATAATAAGTAAGTACGCAGTTGTTTCCTGTCAGCAAAGATGTTGAAGTGTTAACATTCTTAGAGAGGGAAGGGTAAATGTGAATATACTTATCAGCAAGACCATCAAAGCTCACATCTTGACGGACAACATATATTTTGTCATGATTAGAAAATTTGATGAAAGCACCTTTAGGTAACAAACCATCTACGATCGCAGAATCAATATATACATATTCAGATCCCGCACCTGCGGCTGTAGCTACGAGAGGGCTTGTATTCATATTATGTCTTTTAGCAACAACAGGAAGTTGTGGCATAATCATAGTTTTAACATTGTCAAAGTCAACAACCGAAGCTACGAATAAATCATCAGCAGTGTCAAATTCGCCTTGAATGTTAAAAGAAAGTTCCCAACGTTGAACACCTTGTGAAGTACGCTGTTTACGAAGAGAAACAGTGTCTATATCAAACATAGGCTCATTGGAAGTAATTGTGAGTGGCGCTAAAATTTTAGCACCTTCATAGTAGTAAACCGCCATAATTAACTCCTTATCGGTCTAGCTAGGAGAATCAAACGCCTTTCTATAAAATTTATTTGACGTTTGTTGCTAACTCCTTCGTTGCACTCAGAGGTTGAGACCCACCAACCATCACTAGCTATCATAGCAGAGCCGTGTTCATATGCGATATCTCCAAACATGGGTCTTTTATTTGTGACAATTTCATAGCCACAATAGTTTGCAAATTCTTCAAGAGTATATCCTCTGCGCTTTAATTCTTTTAGAAATTCAACAGGAGAGTTATACTCTAGATCTTTTATATACTTGCACTTAGAGTTGCCTTTTCTTAAAAAAGCATCATAAGCTACTAGTAAAGCAAAACAGTCGTTATAACCACGGGTATAATTACTAGATTGTTTTGATCTCTTGTTTATTAATTGTGTAGCACTGTTAAGTGCTTTTTCAAGGATACCTCTGTTATACATGCCTGTCTCCTTCAGAGTGGCACAGAGAGCAGCAATTACGCTAGTTAATAGAGAACCCCTATGTAAAGCGTAATCACTGCTCCTGCCTATATTACACGTTCTCTCTGAGAAACATTTTAACCAAGTCGGCTACAATATCAGAACGTACAATATCATCTACTTCAAATTTAATTACAGGAAGATTAATTCCATTCTTATTTACCAGATAACAAAACTTAAGAAGATCCGCGCCATCTTTTACATCAGATTGTGCGGGATCCCCCATTAATACTAGTTTCGAATTCTCGCCAAGACGTGTGCTGATTGCTTTAAGTTCATCAAAATCAAGGTTTTGAGCCTCATCAACAAGAACTAAAGCATTTTTATAAGACCTACCGCGAATAGTTTCAATAGGTTGAATTTCAATTTCACCTTTAGCTAGCATATACTGAAACTTACCTTTTCCAAATGCTTGTTCCAAAACCTCCATCATCGGGAGTAGCCAAGGTGTCATCTTTTCTTGAATAGTTCCAGGAAAATGCCCAAGTGTTTTGCCTGTAGGAACATTGGCACGAGTAAGAACAATTTTACCGTAGCCGCCTTTTAGAAAAAGATGCGCTACTGTACCAGCACTGCAGTATGTTTTACCAGTACCAGCACAGCCAATAGTAACTGTAATCGGATTCATTTTGATAGCTTTAATCAAGTTATCCTGCTTAGTATTTTTAGGAATCACATGAAAAGCAACACGAGGAATATAAATGGATTCTTCGTTTTTAGTAGCGTAGCGAGATTTTCTTTTGGACATTCAGAGTTGTTCCTCTTAAATTTACCATTTACCTAGGGGGCAGGTAACAAATGGCATTTTTGTTTTAATTTTCATTAAACACCCGCATTGTTTGCAGGTTGGACCCATAGCAGCTTTTTTATCCAGCTCTGGGCATTCTTCACAAATTTTGTATTTATCTTTTGAGAATATAAACTTTTTCTTTTCAATCATATCTGTATCACATCTGGTAAAAGCCG